AATAATGGAGCGTCCAAAGCAGATTACCAAAAATATGGTTGGTTATTCGGGGCAAAATGAAAATAGGAGTTGGTGGTTGTTCTCATTCTTTTCATGGTTGGGGTAATCCTTGGCATTACTACATGGGTAAAAAATTAAATGCTGAAATAATTAGCAGTTCATCCCGTGGGGGCGGAAACGAAATAAATTTAGAAAAAATTAAATTTATTTTAGATAATCATAAAATTGATTTTTTTGTTTACCAAGTGACAGAACCGTCAAGAATGGTTGTTGGGGACAATAATTGCGAACAGCCACACGACTTACATAATCCAACTTTTTTTAACGATGTTAGTTATCGTACTTTTAACTGTATCGGTGTATATGGAGAACATGAGGTAGAAAAATTCTTTTCAGAAACTTTTGTCCCGTCCAAATACAATACTGATTACAAAATTTTTCATACAATGATGAGTATGAATCAATTGTGTGATTTTTACGGAGTTAAAATTTACTTTTTTAGTTGGTTTGTAGATTTACATGAAATGGCTAAGGAATCAAATTACACAGAAATAATCAGTAAGTTGAACGTTGTTAAAGGATGTGTTAATAACTTTGTGACTAAAAATAAAATAAACTCAATCCCAGGCGACTGTCATTTTGATTCAGATGGGCATAGAATTATATATGAACAATTTATACATCCCCGACTACAAGATTTAATTTACAAAAAAAAGAAATTATTTTAAACCATTATACATTTTTGTTTCCAAAAAAATGGTTAGTTATTTGGCACTACATAACTATTTATATTACTGAGGTAAAGAGTAAATTTAGATTATGGCAGAACAAAATATGACGGTTTGGCAAAGACTGTCACAAACATTTGGACCTAACTCATTATTAAATCAAGACTATCCGACATTCAAGTTTGATAAAAAGGAACTCCTACGCACAAAAAGTAAAGAGGAGTATGAGAAAGAAAAACTTCAAGCACAACAAACATATTATCTTACAAATCAATGGGCTAAAGTTGAGAATAATCTTTATTCTCAAGCAATTTATTATGAACCAACAAGATTATCCGCCCAATATGATTATGAATCAATGGAATATACTCCCGAGATTTCCGCAGCATTAGACATCTACGCAGAAGAATCTACAACAACAAATGAGGATGGATTCATTCTTCAGATTTATTCTGAATCAAAAAGAATTAAAGGGGTCTTGGCGGACTTATTTAATAACGCCTTAGACATCAACACCAATTTACCTATGTGGACAAGAAACACATGTAAATATGGTGATAACTTCGTATACCTGAAATTAGACCCTGAAAAAGGAATTGTTGGAGTACAACAATTACCGACTATAGAAATTGAAAGACATGAGGTTGGCGCAAGTGGTAAAATATCTGTCGATGTAAAAAATGAAGTAGATAAAGATAAAAAGGCGTTACACTTCACATGGAAAAACAAAAACATGGAATTCCAATCTTGGGAGATGGCTCACTTCAGACTATTGGGTGATGACCGAAAACTTCCTTATGGAACATCTATGTTAGAAAAGGCAAGACGTATTTGGAAACAATTACTTCTTTGTGAAGACGCTATGTTGATATATCGAACTTCAAGAGCACCTGAAAGAAGAATATTCAAAGTTTTTGTTGGTAACATGAATGATGATGATGTTGAAGCATATGTACAACGTGTTGCAAACAAATTCAAGAGGGAACAAGTCGTTGACAATAAAACAGGTAATGTAGATATGAGGTTCAATCAAATGGCGGTTGACCAAGATTATTTTATACCTGTACGTGATCCAGCGGCACCGACACCTATTGATACGTTGCCAGGTGCTACTAACCTATCTGAAATTGCAGATATAGAATATATTCAAAAAAAATTACTAACCGCTCTTCGAGTACCAAAGGCTTTCTTAGGATTTGAAGAAGTTGTTGGCGATGGTAAAAACTTGGCATTACAAGATATTAGATTTGCTCGTACCATTAACAGAATTCAAAAGAGTATGATTGCCGAACTTAATAAGATTGCAATTGTACATTTATTCTTATTAGGATTCGAAGACGAACTTTCAAATTTTACAATCGGATTAACAAATCCATCCACTCAAGCAGATTTATTAAAAATCGATGTTTGGAAAGAAAAAGTATTATTATATAAGGATTTGGTTTCTGATCCAGGAAATGGAATTCAGGCAACTTCATCTACATGGGCTAAAAAACACATATTTGGATGGTCAGATGATGAAGTTCGTTTAGACTTACAACAACAAAGAATTGAAAGAGCTGTAGGTGAAGAATTAAAAGCAACTCCAACTGTGATAACCAAAACTGGTTTGTTTGATAATATAGATAAACTTTACGGAAGTGCCACAGGTGCAACACCAACAGCAGGAGCCGAAACAACTACGGATGGAGGAGAGGAATTAGGACCTCCACCTTCGTCATTTGGAGGGGATTCATTGGGTTCTGACTTAGGAGCAGAGGAACCACCAACAGGAGGAGGAGAAGAAGCTCCACCATCAGAAATAACACCAGAGTCAAGGAAAAAAGATCTCAATATTTTAGTGGAAAGCAATTTAATTGAAGGTTCACAGATAATAAATTTGGGTCAGGCACAAGATTCTTTGGGAGAAATTTCAAAAGAGTTAGATAAGTTATTAAATTCATAATATTTATTTGAAAAAAGACAATGACCTTCGGAATAGTAAAATCCCTAATAGAAAAAAATCTCTTGGAATCTTATACAAATGAGAATGAATTTAAGAGAACGATACGAGAATTCAAACACAATGTTTTGAGTAATAAAGCAATGTCAAAAGCATATGCACTCTATGACCAACTGAGTTCACCTCAAGGAATCAGTGATCAGGATGCAAAATATTTTATTGAAGAAGGGGTCAATCTATTAAATAAAATTTTACCAAGTATCAAATTACCAAAAAGTTTTTCTAAAGAGATAGAAAATAAGTATTCTGATATTGATACGTTGGTTTACAGTCAGGGAGTTAATTTACTTGAAAGAGTAAATGCAAAGAAAAATATTTTGAATGTAATTACGTCTGTAAAAGAAAATATAAAAGAAAGTATTAATATCCCAATTAGTTCAATGGTGGCAGTTGCCAACCAAACTGTGAATAGTTACATTTTGAGCTTAGATGAAATTTCAAAAAAAGAATTTTTTCAAATAGTTTCTGAAGATACAAAAAGTTTGGAGACAAAATTTGAGACAATCCGAGAAAGTGCTATTTCAAAATTGGAATCACTACAAAATAACGAAGACTCTCAAGATATAAAATTAAAGATTTCAGAAACAATAGAAAAAGTAAAATCTGAAAAATTCGATCAATTAAATTTTCTTAGATTAAAAAATTTAGAGGAATCAATTTGATTTGTCCTTAAGACTTTGTATGTATTTCGCTTTCAAAATCTGTGATCTTTTGATTACAGATTTTTTTGTATACTCCCTTTTATCAAATAAAATTTGATTTTGTTTCGTTTTAATTACTTTTGATTTCAAGGTTTTGAGGGCTCTCTCAAGATTATTACCTTGGGTTATTTTTATTATTATCATATATTAGAAATATCAATAAATATAAAAAAATTTTGACATTTATCCATTTAATGTATATTTTTTCGTTAATGAAAATAAACAAGTCTAATACCATTATTAATGAAAAAAGGAAAAAGTGTAAAACTTAACCTATTCAATCCAATCAAATCCCAATACGGGACAGTTGATTCCAAAAATTTAAAATCAGTCTACATAAATATCCAATCATGGGTTACACCCAAAGAAGAACTTAATAATTGGAATCGAGTTGTTTTATGTTTGGGAAGGGAAATAAAAAATTCAGTTTTTGAATCAATAGATTCAAAAATTTTTCAACCAAAAAATATTGTTGATTTAGACCTTAGAACTAGTGGAATATCTAAAGGTAAAAAATCTTTTTTTAATCTCGAAATCAATCTTTATACTACTAAAGACATAGATTTTAAAAGTGATGAAATAAAAGAATCTGTCAAGAATATTGTTAAATCCATCTATAAAAATAATGTCGTACAAAACAAATACTTTGATTTTTCGATTTCAAAAAAGGGGAATGAACAGTAATATATCCGAGTCCGTATATTTATCTTAAAAGATTAAATGAAAAATTTAAGAATTTTAGAAGCAAGTGAACTCGGTCATGGAATCCTAATTGAAATGGATGCGGGTTGGGTTTCCCCAAAAGATGCTCAAAATATGGATGTTCTCAAGGAGGCTTCCAATATGGACTACAGAAATCCTTTTGAATTTTATGCCGTTCTACAAAAATATGATACTCCTAACAGAAATGGTAGGACATATCCTGAACAAATTTTAAAAAGAGAAGCGGATAGATACAAACAAGCAATTTCTAAAGGTTTGTCAACATCAGAATTAAATCACCCAGAATCATCATTAATAGACTTGGACAGGGTATCTCACATAATTACTGATATATGGTGGGATAAAAATATACTCATGGGAAAACTCAAATTATTGACATCTCCAGGGTTCCACGAAAGAGGAATAGTTTCGACTAAAGGAGACCAAGCAGCAAACCTAATGAGACAAGGTGTGACTTTAGGGATTTCATCAAGAGGAGTTGGTTCTCTAAAAAAAGTTGGAGAAAGAAATGAAGTTCAGGATGATTTTGAATTGATATGTTTTGACTTAGTATCTTCACCATCAACACCTGGAGCTTATTTGTTTTCAAATCCTGATGATAGAGGGAAATATGAAGAAAATTTAGAGGAAGAAAAAAAATCTAAACAAAATAATGAATATGTCGGCAAACAAGTTGACTTAATGAGAAAATTAACCGATTTTTTAGGAAAATAAAATTATGGACGAAAAATATTTTGTAGCAAAAATTCAGTATGATTTTCCTGACGAAAACACTGGTAAAATTAAAAAAGTAAGAGAAGAGAAATTGGTTAAAGGTTTTTCTGTTACTGATGTAGAAGCAAAAGTGACAAAAAAATATGAAGGATTTACTCACGATTGGAGAATTACGGCAGTATCCGAAAGTAAAATTGATGAAGTAATCGAATAACTAAATTTTTAAAATGAAAAAAACTAAAGTGGTCAAACGACCACTTTTTTTATTTTAAGACTATTTATTAACAATAAATCTAAACAGAAATAGCAAGAGATGAATTTTTTTCATTTTGGCACTATTTATATGTTAAAATAAATAGATTTTTCATGCAAGAAAATAAAAACTTAGTACAAGAGGCGTTAATTCAAATGAAAAATGTTGAAGAGGCAATCGCCCAAAATGCAAAAGGAATACTTGCTTCTACTATGAAGGAAGAAATCAACCAATTAGTAAAAGAATCTCTGTCAGAGCAAAATATGGAAGATGAGATTGAATTAGATACAGATATCGATACCGATATGCCTGTTGATAATGATGATGATATGGAAATGGACATGGAATTCGATATGGACATGGGCATGGATATGGATTCAGAAGAAAGTCCAATAGATTTAACTGACGCTTCAGATGAAGAAATTTTGAAGGTTTTCAAAGCAATGAGTGACGAAGATGGAATCATCGTAAAAAAGGATGATGATGAGATTCACTTGAAAGACGATGAAGCTGATACAGAATACTTAATCAAGCTTGGTGAGTCTGAAGAAGATGAAGAAGAATTAGATGAAACTATGATAGATGAAATGGATGACATGGACGTTGATACAGAAGATGTAATCAATGCTATTTTCTCAAAAGACGGAGATGTCGAAGATTTCGACATGGACCAAGATGAAGAAGTTATGTATGAAATCGAGTTTGATTCAGAAGATGACATGATGGAAGAAGAAGATGACGACATGATGGAGCAAGAAGATGAAGATGAAGATTTGGACGAATCTTACAACCATAGAAGAGCTGTTAGAGAGGCAAAATCGACAGTAAAACCTAAAGGTGTTGGAATTGGTTCTGGACCTAAATTCACTTACAAAGGTAAAACTACAGGTGGGTTTAAAGAGGACAAAAAAGAAGGTCCTAAAACAATGGGTACAGGAAAACCAAAATTCGAATACAAGAAAGGTGAAAATATGGAACAAAAATCCAAAGTTGTTAAGGCTGAAACAAAAGAGGGTAATTACGGAATGAACAAAGGTGATAAATCAAAGACCATGAAAGGTAAAGAAGATTTTACAACCAAAAAAGGTGATACTCTAAAAAGAAAAGCTTTCGAAAAGGAAGAAACTAAAGAAGCAGCAAGAACTTATGGAATGGGTTCAAAAGAAGGAAGAGGACTTAGAAAAGGAATTACTAACAACAGAAATTATGTTTATGGTAAAAACGGAGTAAAAGTTGAATCCACAGAATCAGAAGTTAATGTGTTAAGAGAAAAGAATGAAGAGTACAGAAAAGCATTAAATATTTTCAGAGAAAAACTTAATGAAGTTGCAATCTTCAACTCAAACTTGGCATATGCTACAAGATTGTTCACTGAACATTCGACCACTAAAAAAGAAAAAATTAATATTCTTAGAAGATTCGATAATGTAGATACTTTGAAAGAATCTAAAAGTCTTTACAGGTCGATTAAAGACGAATTGTCTAAAACTGAAAGTACACCAATTAACGAATCAGTAGAAACTAAATTAAACAAAGGTGTTTCTACAGGTTCATCAACTACCCTAATTGAATCAAAAACTTATGAGAATCCTCAATTCTTAAGAATGAAAGATTTGATGAGTAAAATTGGGTAATTAAATAAACAAATAAAACAAACCAAGCTTCTCACTTAATTAACGAAGCATCATCTACATCTGATACAGGTGCATTTGAAACAGTGGTTTTCCCTATCGTTAGAAGAGTTTTCTCTAAATTATTAGCAAATGATATCGTTTCAGTACAAGCTATGAACTTACCAATCGGTAAATTATTCTACTTCGTACCTAACATTCAGTCTTACCAACCAGGTACTTCTGAGCACTACGCACCTTATGGTTCACCAAACCAAGCTGTAGGTCAAACTCCAAACAGTGGATATGATTACAACTTAACTAAAGACCTTTACGATAGATTCTACGAAGGTAACGAACCAGCGTTGGATCCACCAGGTTTATTCGATTATTCTAAAGGACAATATTCAGCAATCACAGCACCAGTTGGTACAGTTGCTTGGTCTGCTGCAGGTTTGTTAGTACCTTCAGCATATACTCTTTCTGATTACAGAAAAGTGTTAATTGAAATGTCAGGTTTTGCATCTGCTGGAGCAGGTAAATTAATCGGTCCTGATGGACAACCAATGGACAACGAAGCTTTCTTGTCTGATTTGACTATCTATGGTGTTGCAGGTAACGCAACAACATCTGCAAATACAAGTAACCCTTACTTATTTAGAGTAGTAACTCAAAGATACGGTAAAGGTATCGTTCAGTATGGTAACAACAACTCTACTTT